AGGCATGCTGGAGGGCGACATTGTGGGCAACCTGCTTTCGCAGATTGAAGGCAAGGCGACCACGGCGACCTACTCCGCGACGCTCACCGCCGCAGGGTGGAGCGCCTCGGCCCCCTACACGCAGACCGCGTCGGCCGCGGGCGTGCTCAGCACGGACGATCCCTTCGTGGACGTGGACATGAGCGGCGCGTCGGGGTCCGCGCAGGGCACGGCGCTCACCGAGGCGTGGGGGTTCGTGGGCCGCGTCACGGCGGGCAACGGCCAGATCACGGCGTATTGCTACGAAGACAAACCGGCGGTCAACCTGCCGGTCATTTTGAAGGTGGTGAGATAACATGGGTGAATGCCTGATTGTGCGGCGCGGCGGCGAATCCTACGAGCTGCCCGTGCTCAGCGCCTCCTATCCAAGGGATGTGACCGTCACCGCGGCGGCCGGCGCCAGCGCGAGCTTTTCCATCAGCATCACGACCCCCGGCAGGCCCGCCGAGTACACCTACCAGTGGTACCGAAACGGCGCGGCCGTCTCCGGGGGCACCGCCGCCTCCCTCACCCTCACAGGGCTGACCGCGGCGGCCACCTACAGCGTCTATTGCAAGGTCACCAACAAGGCCGGCAGCGTCAACAGCCGCACCGCCACCCTCACCGTGCGCTCCTACCTGCCCACATATACCTATACCGGCTCGCAGCAGCTCATTGACGAGGGCAATTTCAACTGGCGGCTGAGGCTGCTCACCAGCGGCACGCTGGCGTTCAGCCACCTGGGCAGCGCCGAAAGCAGCGGCGCGCAGGTGTTCCTGGTGGGCGGCGGCGGCGGAGCGGGCGGCTTTGGCGCTGGCGGCGGCGGTGGATACACCAGGAC